ATTTTACTAAAGCAATTTTTTCTCCTAAAATTTGTGGAATAAATAATAATTATAAAGATAGAAGTATTTATTACTACATTAATGAAATTTTACATCTTTTAATCAAACGAATAGATCATGGTTATCAAGTAGAGATGCTTATTTATGAAATAATTAAAAAATATAGTAAATTTATAACAGCATTAAAAGTATGTAAATATGGATACACGCCATTAAATACACTGTGTTGGGCATCAAACAAAATACCTTTTAATATATTTGAAAATTTGACTAAAACATTTCATCAATTAGGCTATGATATTTTTATGGAAAACAAATTAGGAGAAAGCAGTTTAGAATCTTTAATTTCCAAATTTAAAGAAGATGATAAATTTAGTAACGAAGTTTTTACACAAAGATATTTAATATTAGTTAATATTACTGATAGACAAATATTGCATGCATTAACAACATCAATAAATAATTTAATTAAATTAAGAACTACTGGAGAAAATATGGTATCACCAAAACAATCATTGCAAATGACAGAGAACAAATATATAAATAGAATAATATTTTGTTTCATTAAAAATTTTAATTTGTGCTACAATGCAATAATTTATCGCCTTTCTGATTTAAAAAATAAAAAGGAACAAGCTGTTTTAGAAAAAACAATAAGTATTTTACATCTTATCAACAATAAAAATCCCAAACAAATTTACGAAAATAATGCTTCAACAACTACATCTAATATTTATCCTGAAACAATGATAATACAAGAACTTTACATGTTTTTTGTAAGTGAAATAAATAATACTGTTGATATAACTCCATTAATAAATAAAGTAACTGAAATTTAATCTTATAAAATCTAAAAATAAAAAAGAAAACAATTTCAAGTTTGAAAGAGATGAATTTACTGCATTTGCGAGGAAATGCTATGATTAATATGATCAATTATAGTATTTATCACAGTGCTGTATTTATCTGAACTAAAAATGTCTGCATGTTCTGCTGCATTAACGTAAATACATGCAATCCCGTAATTTTCTAATTTTTTATGTAATTTTTGACTTGGAACGATTTTGTCATCACTAGATAATATTACTATTGAATTATTTAATAACACATCGTAATCAATTAGCCAATATTCTGGACCATATAAATATCTTTGCGTTGCATATCTAACGTAAACATCATCATAGATTAATGAATTAAATATTGAAGTTGCTAAATCTCCGTCTCTTCCATCTGGTTGCTTAATATAATTAAAAATTTTATAACAATCATCCATAAAACAGACAGGATCAATAAATATTTTAATTCCAATTCTTTGTCCAAAATTCTTGTTTCGTAATAATATTGACATAATTATTGTTCCAAAACTATGACCCAATAAACTGACATTGTACAGATCATTTTGAATTAAAACTTGTTCGAAATCCCATCTTAAATCTTCATAATTGGGAAACATGTTAGCATCTTTCCATCCATCAAGAATACTATGGAATTCCATATTTGATATATTAGGCAATATTGGTACAATAACATCAGTATATAACATGAGACTTTTAATAAAATTAATATAAGGAGTAATTCCAAATCCAAGTCCGTGAATAAATATGGAAGTTTTCGATAAATTCCTTGGATTTTTATAATAAAAATAAACCATCCCAGTTTTCTTCATTATGTGCTTAGTGAATCCTAAATAACGTAAATACATGTATGCTAAATTTTTAACGGTTGACATTGCACAATAAACTACAACTGGTTTGTAAGATGTTTCGATTTGTGTACTACCAAATTTCAAAAAATGTAAATCAGAATCATCTTTATTACTAATATTTTCTGGAAATATATATTCTAATTTGGATTCAATAGATATCATCATAAGTTTTGCTTGATTGATTTGGTCTTCTGTTAGAGATTTGAAAGGTTTAAAATACATTTGGTAACATAACCATCTAAGCATTTTATTTGCTGTTATTTCCTCCAATCTAATATTTTGTCTCTGATTATATTTATTTTCCGATTCTTCAATATAATCTGTTACTGTTGAATTATTCAAATTAATTGTTGGTGACGATGTAGATGTTGATGAATAATGAAATGTACTAGTTATCCATTCAATTATTTCTTCGTTAGATAATTCATTTAACCAATAAATTTTTTTCCAAACATCAGCATTAAAATTATTTGATAATTTAACTAGGGTTTTTTGTTCGACGTAATCTACTGTCTTTTTGTAATAAATATAATTCATTAACTCCAGACCAACAATACTTGCTCCAAATAATATCCAACCTATCATATTATTTTTGAGTAATTATATTACTACTTTGGGTATTAAATTCGTGTATTGTGTAACAAAAAAAAGTATCAATTTTTGATATTTAAAAATTATATTGATTTTAAGCACTTTTACTGGAAATTGTATCAACGAAATTTTTATATTTATCAGCATTGATTTCACTTGGAGTAAAACTATTATCTTTTATCGTTCCTAAAGTATCTTTAAGTCTATCAGAACCAGAATTAAAAATAAGATTAACAGCATTAATAGCTTGTTGTGTATCATTATTTGTTACTGCAGTTGTAGTTTTTAATTTAAGTAAATAATCATGAATTTGCATCATTGCTGTATAATTTTTGATGCTTTGACCTGTATTGGCTCCGGTTTCATTTAATTGTGTTTGCAAATCTCCGAATTCAATGTTACTAATTATTTTATCTAAATTAGATAATTCAATTTGGGTCTCACTAATTGCTCCAATATAATCTTCTATAATATTATCTTTGCGTTTATTATTTTCATTAATTGTTCTTAAATCATTTACCATAGCATCAATAACTGCTTGTTTTTTATCAGGTTGTGCGTTAAGACTTGAAATTAATTTTTTAAGACTTTCTTGGTAATCTTTAAGTTTATTAGTAAAAGCTTCATAATCATTTGCGTTACTTGTAATTGGAACTTGAATTGCTGTATTATCCTCTGGTCCTTCAACTTCTTCTTCAATAATTTGAGTTGGACCAGTTGTCACTTCTTCTTCTTCAGTATTGTCCACAACATTTTCTTCTTGTTCAGCTGGTGCTTGTTCTGGTCCTGATCCTGGTACTTCTTCTTCAATAACTTGAACTTGATCAGCAGGTACTTCTTCTTCTCCTGCTTGAAGAACATAATCATCATTAACTTCCATTGTGTTTCCTGCAGCATCTTTCACATATTTAACACCACCCTTCATTGCGCTCATTTTGCGATAAAAAGCTAATTTTTTTTTATAAAGAGCAATATCTTCTTTATTGTGTGATTTTTGAATTTTTTTTGTATATTTGGCAAGTTTGTGCTCAATTCCTCTATTTGCTTTTCTGTGATTAGCCATAGTTAGTATATTAGTACAGGTAGAAAATTTTATGATTCGCACTTATATATATGTCTATAACTGTTCTAGATGCATACTTCAAAGTTTACGGTCAATTCATATTGGCTTTATCCGGAATATCTGGATGTAACAAAAAGCAAGTAGCTCACGAATTGAGTAAATACTTTAATGCAAAACTTATTGATCAATTTGATTATTATAAAAAAGATTATGAAGAAATAATTACAGTATCAGATAAAGATAAACAAGTAGATATAATAAATTGGGATAGTAATGATGCTATTGATTGGAATAAGTTTAATGAAGATGTAAAAAAATATTCAGAAACTTCTAAAATCATAGTATTGGGATTTAATTTGCATCCTGACTTAATAAAATTCAAAATAGATTATCATGTTTACTTGAATGTAAGTAAAAATGAATGTATTAAAAAACGTATAAAATATTTAAAAAAAGATCCTGAAGGAACTTCTTCTGATCATAAATTAATAAAAAATGATTTGTTTGAATATAAAATGTACAACATAACTTTTCCGCACAATGACGAAATTATAAAAATAATGAAAATTAATAAATTTGTTAAAACGACAGATTTGGATACTGAAACAATAGCTAATATTATTTGGGAACTTGTAAAAAATTATCTTGTGACAGCAATGGATAATTTTAACAAATATGAATATCAAGAATGGAGTAAAACTAACAAATTTTAAAACGTAAACAGATCAGCCATTGAAGTAATCGATCCTGATTTATATTTATAAAATAATGTACCTGCAGATAATAGCCATAAAGCAATAGTAATACAATAAATCATTACTGAAAATGTTTCATAATTATTTTTAAAATCATAAACAGGATTAATTAGTTGACACGTAATACATTCATCTTCATCAACTTCACCATAAACAATTTTTTTTAAATGTTTCTCAGCAAGTGTAAGAGCACAGGTATTGTCATTAAATACCCAATGCATAATAATAAAAGGTACTATTATCGCATGTAAAAGCATAAAATAATTCATATTTGTAAACGGAGCAACAACGATAAATACAACTAGTAGAAAATGTATTAATGTTATCAGTTTGAGTAAAAAGTAATGCATATTATGTTAAGATATATTATACCTAAACAAAATTATTTGAATGTGTCATGTTCATTATTTTAATTCCTTCTTGATCTTTTTCTTGAATTCTTTTTTGATTTTTTTTGTGATTTTCGTGAATTTTTTTTGGATAATCTTTTCTTGGTTCGTGATAATCTTCTCGATGTTTTTTTTACTGGTTTTTTTGATAAAGTTTTTCTGACAGAAGTTTTTCTAACGGCAGTCTTCTTAACAGAAGATTTTTTATTTGAGGCAGCTTTCTTAGACTTTTTGGATGGTGTTTTCTTAACTACTTTGGGTTTTTTAGGTTTTCTAATTTTTTTAGGATCAATAGTAATTTCGCGTTTCTTGACAATACCAACACCTTTTTTTACACGATCATAAGCATCAATTGCAGCTTTAAGTTCCTCAAAAGCTTTTCGATGATCTTCCTCCAGTTTTTTTTTAGTATTATTATCATAACTTAGTTTGTATTTATGTTTAATACCAGCCAATCTACCTTTTAATGCAATAACTTTATCTCTGTATTCTCCAATATTAGGTCCTCTATCTATTTTAGCGGCAAGTAACATTGGATCAATAGCAAATAATCCAAATCTTCTGACTTGTCCTGCTTTAACACAATCTTCCATATTTCCTAATTTCTTTCCTTTAGGAAGTTTTTCAGTACCACAATATATTTGAGACATTAGGTATATACTATTCATCATAAAAAAGTATTTAAAGAGAGATAATTTTTTTGACCTTTTTTACATTAAAATTGTAACATAAGGTATTAAAGGTGCAATAAAAGTTGGCATATACACTATATCAAGTTCGTAAACTTGAGGCCAATACCACCAATTACTAATCGGCATGTAAGGAGTAATAGGATAACCTTTGTATTTGTTACAATAGTAACTACTAGAATCACTTAAATAATCATAGCATCCTGAACCACTTTGTCCACCTTTTTGTTTAACTTCATTTGATAAATTATCCAAACGTTTTTTCATTTTTTCATCAATATTGAATTCAAATTCTTCAAGAACAAAATTAATTTTATCTCCTTTTTCGTTTTTATCCTTTCTTTCCGAAACTTTATAATGATGCAAT